TGTCAATTTCTAAATCTATTCCTTTGTTGCCTACCCAACTGCTCTCACTAGCATGAACTTTGGCTTGATCTAAACGCATTTTGCTAATAGCCCAAGTCATATTTGTAGGACCTTGATTAAAATTAATAGCATCTTGATACCACTCTGGATCGAGACCTCTTTTAATTCTAAAAACCTTGCCTCCAGAATTTTTAATTGCAGCTATTTCGTTAGGAAATCTTACATCAGTGATGACTACATTGTCGTTAGTTTTACGAATTTTATTCTCTAAACTAGCGATCCAAATGTCATTATGAAAACCGTTACGACAAACTTCCGTACCCCAGTGTTGAAGTATCCATCTAGGTGTGATAGGTTGGCCCAGACGTTCTGTCCACCAGTCGTCTTGCTGTTCTCGCCATTCTCTGCTTTCTTTAGTACGACCTTCTAAGAGGGTGCGGTCCCAGCCGAATACACAAGCAACTGCATCTTTAAGGGTAGATGCAAAGCTGTCTCTTCTAAAACCATGGAAATTTACAAGATAGTCCGCAGCAGTGTCTTTACCTGAACCGATGAATCCAACAAAACCAATAATCATAGTGTCTCCTAACACTATAATTTATTATAATTTTGTTACTATGTCAAGAAATTAGACGCCGTATTTGTTACGCTTTGGTTTAGCTACAGGACTTGTTGTGTTCACTATATCAATTTCTGAACTAGGTCCTTTGGCAACTATGGTAGTGCTTTTGATGCCTTGGTTTTTAGCAGCTCCATCCACTTTCTTAATTTCAGCATCGGTATACATCCAAACTGTGGGCATATCCTTAGCTGGTCCTTCTTTAGGTGCAGAATGTTCAGGCTCTCCTGCCATAGCAATACCGAATCTATACATTCCGTAATATTGATCTACATGCAATTGTTTTGCATATGAAGCTGCTTCCCTAGAAGTTTTAGATAATTTTTTTGCTGCATCTTCAGTAATAATTTCGTATATTTTCATATTAACCTATTACGAATGTATATCCAGTACCGCCTGGGATATAAAGTTCTAATTCTTTTTCTAATTTTTCTATTTCTTCTTTACCAGAGCTTTTTAAATCGGCTCCATTTAATTGTCCGCTGCCGCCTGGTCCGGCAATAGCTCCAAACTTACTACGTGCTTCCCCTAGCATTAATTTACAAGTTGCTAGAGTATAATCTTTGATCCACTGATTAGCATAAAGATCTTGAATAATAACATAATCAGGACGTTTATTTTGACAGCGTAACATTAAAACTTCGCCCTCTGTAAAAGGACGCTGTAAAATACGTAAGGTTCTACTGTACTGAATCCATTGAAATTCTATATAACTTCCGAATATTTTACCTACCATTTCTTGATAACTGGCAAACATATAATATGTTGCAATACCACCTAACATAGTACTGTTTAACAAATATGTATTTGTATATGCTAAGTTAAAAGGTTCAAAATTAGTACCAGTTCCGCCACCAGTTCTTGATCCTAATGTACGCCTAAAAACACTCTGTACATTGATAATTTCTTCTGGTAAAATATAATCGTTTTTGTCTTTTTCTAGGGTAAGAAATGTATAACTTTCTTCTACACTATTAGGACTACGCTGTTTAAATTTATTAAGAGCTTTGTCTAGAGCTACTTCGTAATGTGCTGGATCTAGTTCAACATCAATCATTCCATCGCCCAACATTAGTCTAACATAATCAAACACTGTTTGTTTAACTTGTTGCGGATTGTTAGGTAAATTGGTTTCATTAACAGCCATAGCGATCTCCCACACTTATTTATCGCTAAATATTGTACTATGCCACGTATATCACTTTACCGCCCCGAAAAAGGGCAAGATTACAAATTTATAGATCGCCAAGTCAGTGAAATGTTCACAGTTGGCGGAACGGACGTCTATCTGCACAAGTATCTTGGGCCAAAAAACCCTAGTGACGAAAATGCAACAGCAGATCAGCCCCAATATGATATTCTAAAAGAAACTAATATACAAGATTTACTATTTTTAGAAAATCGAGATAGAAAATACAGCGAAGATATTTACAGAATACGCGGGCATTATCAAGTTCAGGACATTGATTTTAATCTAAGCCAATTTGGTCTGTTTTTAGACAACGATATGGTTTATATGACTGTACATATAAACGACTTTGTAACTGTAGTGGGCAGAAAACCCTTAGCAGGTGATGTATTAGAATTACCTCATTTAAAAGACGAATATGCCTTGAACGAATTTGACACAGCATTGCCTAGATATTTTGTTATTGAAGATGTCGGCAGAGCCGCTGAAGGATTTAGTGTAACGTGGTGGCCACATCTTTATAGATTAAAGCTTAAAAAAATAGCAGATTCTCAACAATATGCAGATATTTTAAATCGACCATCTGACGAGGATGCAAATTTTACTGGCGAGTACGATCCTAATAGGACATATAATCCAGGCGAAATTGTAAAATATCAAGGAATTTTATATACTGTGACTGCTACAACCACAGGCAATGTTCCACCAAATACTAGTTATTATAGTGTTTATAACGGTAATACAATTCAAGATATTCTAAGCACTTATAATAAGAGTTTGGAAATTAATGATGCAATTGTTAATCAAGCAGAAGCTGAGACTCCACTAAGCGGTTATGCAACTGAACAGTTTTATACTCTTGCAGTAGACGAAACAACTGGGAGACCTGCACTAAAAACTGTAGACGAAACAGAACCAGATGCTAGTATGACAGGGTTAGATGTTAGTAGAATTCATGAACGTCCTAAGAGATCGGGATACACTGGTTATCTTTTAGGAGATGGTATACCAGAAAACGGTGTTGATTTTGGTCACGGTATCGCATTTCCGGCAAATGCCGTCGATGGAGATTACTTTTTAAGAACAGATTTCATGCCAAACAGATTATTCAAATTTAATGGAACAACTTGGGTTAAGAGAGAAGATGCTGTACGTCATACTTTAACTAATACTGATACAAGAAATACTCAAAAAACAGGATTTATCAATAACACTAACACAACTACTGTGGCAGGTGACGAGATTGCAGAACGTCAGAGTTTAAGTAAAGCTCTAAAACCTAGAGCAGACTTGTAAGGAAAAACATGCAACATTTTTATGACGGCCAGATAAGAAGATACTTAATACAAGTTATTAGATTATTAAGTAACTTCACTGTAAAATACAGCGATGGAACTTTAGCTAGAGTACCTGTTGTCTATGGAGATTCTGATAGACAAGCTGCTAATATCGTAAATCAAAATAGTGAAAACACATTATCTAGTACTCCTAAAATAGCTGTATACATTGCAGATTTAGATTTAGATAGAAATAGGTTGGGTGATGCTACCTATGTAGGCAAAGTTCATGTAAGAGAAAGAGATATAGAAGGAAATAATTATACTAGTAGTCAAGGTACAAACTATACTGTAGAAAGACTGATGCCTACTCCTTATAATTTAAGTCTTAAAGTTGATATATGGAGTAGTAGCACTGAACAAAAGTTACAAATTTTAGAACAAATCTTAACACTGTTTAATCCAAGTTTAGAAATACAAAGCACAGATAATTACCTTGACTGGACTAGCCTTACAGTTGTAGAACTTGATGATGTAACTTTTAGTAGCAGATCTATTCCCCAAGGAAACAATATTAGTATTGATATTGCTACTATTAATTTAAAAACACCAATATATCTAACTCCTCCTGCTAAAGTTAAAAAACTTGGTGTGGTTACTAATATTATAATGAATATTTTTGGTAATGTAGGAACAGTAGATGGTGGATATATTGAAGGACTCGGAGTCGATGAAAACGCAGGTAGCACTTTTATTTCTGACCTAATGGCCGTAGAAAAAGTAAACGTCAGCGGGTTTGAATTAGAAGTCCTCGGCAGTAACATTAAATTAAAGACAGGCGATGGTTCTGGAATCTATAAAAATTGGTTAGAATTATTGGATCAACATCCTGGAAAATATAGATCAGGATTAAGCAAAGTATATCTATATCAAAATGATGGAACAGAAGTAGTAGGTTACATAAGTTTAAGTCCTTTAGACAACAGCATTATGGTATCCAATTGGGACGAAGATACTTTCCCTACGAATGATACAATAGCAGGACCTAGTAGAGCACAAGCTAGTTGGGGATCATTTGATGCTGTTATAGATCCTACTACTACAGGGCCTAACAGTGGGTTAACACCTATAGCAGGATCAAGATATCTAATATTAGAAAATATTGGCGGCGGAATAATAGATACCTTTGCTGCTACTGCTCGTGTGGCTAGAATTAACACAGGAATAGAGTTTGATCGAGTGTATGAATTTTCTTTGTACGTGAATGGTGTAGAAGTAGCAGCCAGCAGTTTAAA